AAAGATAAAAAGAAAAATAATAATAAAAAGAAAAATACATATAAAAATTTTTGTGAACCTCATACTAATGAAATACTAGTGGAAACAGTTCAAGAACGCCCTATTTTTAGCGTTTCGTCGAATATTGTTCCACAATTGAATTTCGGTGTATCCCCCACCATTGCTTCTGAGCAACATGGTGGATCTGAACCCGTTTTCCGAGTAGGAAAGCCCAAACGTGGGCCTCACCTTTTTGGAGAACAGGGGTATAATCGGCAGACGCGAAGAATAGCAGCCGAACAAAAACTTATTGAACAAGAAGAAATGGAGCTGGCATCAGCTCTAGAGTTTGAAGAATCCGAAGAATTAAGATTCCAATCCCTTGAACAAGAAGTAGAAGAGATGTCTGAAAATGACTCTTATTCTTTGCCCCGTCCCCAATCGCCAGAGCTAGATGAAATGCTCGGATCTATTGGAGACATCTCCCAAATGCCAGAGTGCGAAGAACTCGGCGATTGGGTTTCTCATCTTGAGAACATTGTTATATTTGGCTATCATTTAATGAAAGCCAAGAACATGATGGACATAACTTTTGCCACAATGGCATATATCAAGATGAACACAAACAAGAGTATGGTGAGTGTTGTTATGAACATGCTCAAAGAACTCTTTCCGCCGCAAGCGGAAATTATGCCTCATGCGTGGACTGCGAATGAGACTCTTCAACAATGGGAATGTTTGAAAAATAACGTTCTTTTTAAGAAAGTCTCTTTTTTTAATGTCTGCAGCAATGTCGCTGCAAGTTTGTAAAACCAAAGACATAACTTGGACTCCTTTCGGAATGCAAGTAGTTGCTATTGAAGCAGCTAAGGAACAGTTAAAAGCACTCGATGTTATCGATGCTTTGCTAACAACTTTTTCATGGTTTGCTACTACCGGTTACAAAGTTTTCGAACAAAAGTCTCTTAAACCACTGCTATATGCAGATGGGAAAATGCAATCATTTAATGCTGAGTGTGATTATATCATGGCTCATGCAGATAGTGTTTTAGCAGGAAATGGGATGAATGTTTCGGATTTCGAACATAGAGTAGACGCTATTTTAATAACGGTGTCTAACCTCAAAAGTTTGGAAAGTAAAGGACCAACTGCCTTTTGGTTGCAGCAGAAATATTCTGATTTAATTCAGATAAAACAAAAAATAATAGGCAAACATAGAAATACAGCCATTCGGTTTCAACCGTTTGGTATGGGCTTGACTGGGCCCTCTTCAGTAGGAAAATCTACTTTAGCAAAACTAGTTATGGGAATGGCATTAAATGCTATGGAGTTTTCTACGGAAGAATCCAGAATTGCATCACATGACTTTTTCGACAAATATGATACTATGATTACTTCCGATATTCTCGGGATTTTTATGGATGATGTCGGAAACGGAAAGTCACAATTTTGTCAAACTTCCCCAACAGACACTATTATTAAGTTCTTCA